ACAGGCAAGACAGGCTCAGTCATTTGGGCGGCAGACTATCTGCTTAAGCAAAAGCGTATTCGACGTGTGCTAGTCATCTCCCCCCTATCCATCATGGACTCCGCATGGAGAGCCGACCTATTTAAGTTTGCCATGCACCGCTCGGTGGACATTGCTTATGGCGCGAAGAACAAACGCCAAGCGGTCATCAACGGCACAGCAGAATTTGTGATCATCAACTACGACGGGGTTGAGATTGTGGCTGATGACATCTCACGGGGTGGGTTCGATCTGATTGTTGTCGACGAGGCCAACGCCTATAAGAACAGCATGACGAAGCGGTGGAAGGTGCTCAACGGCCTGATCAAACCTGATACGTGGTTGTGGATGATGACGGGCACCCCTGCCGCGCAGTCACCCCTAGATGCCTACGGCTTGGCTAAGTTAGTCAATCCCCAAGGCGTACCCCGTTTCTTCTCATCATTCAGGGACATGGTCATGCTCAAGCTGACCAACTTCAAGTGGATGGCCAAAGAGAACGCAACAAGCACAGTGTTCAACGCCTTGCAACCTGCGATCAGGTTCACCAAGGATGAGTGCCTAGACCTGCCTGAGATGACGTACGTCAAGCGGACAGTTGAGTTGACCAAGCAACAACAGAAGTACTACGACCTTTTAAAGAAGCGCATGGTGGTGCAAGCCGCAGGAGAAGAGATCACGTCAGTGAATGCTGCCGTAAACATGAGCAAACTCCTGCAAATATCTTGTGGTGCGGTGTACTCCGACACAGGCGAAACCATCGAGTTTGACATTAAGAATCGCTATGCTGTCCTGAAAGAAGTTATCGAGGAAGCAAGCCAAAAGGTGCTGGTGTTCGTGCCCTTTAAGAGCGTGATCACTATCTTGACAGACAAACTCAATGCCGAGGGCGTCAAGACCGAAGTAATCAGTGGTGATGTGCCTTTGAACAAACGCACCGACATCTTCAACAGATTCCAAACCGACCCCAATGACACACGGGTGCTTGTCATCCAACCTCAGTCAGCCGCCCATGGCGTAACCCTGACTGCCGCAGATACTGTGGTGTGGTGGGGGCCAACCTCGTCCCTTGAGACGTACGCACAAGCCAACGCCCGAGTTCACCGATCAGGTCAGCGACACCCAACAACAGTGGTACAGCTTGTGGGGTCAGGTGTAGAAAGACACGTTTACAACTTATTAGATAATAAAATAGACGTACACACAAAAATAGTTGATCTTTACAAAGAAATACTTGAATAAAGGATAAATAGCCACTATAATAAAGATTCCAATAACCAAACGGAGAACGAAGATGACAGAAGAAACAGCCAAAGTACCAGTTGAGAAATTGGTCAAGGTATATTTGAAGATGAAGGCCAAGCACGACGAAGCCCGTATCGCCTACGAGGAGGGGGAGAAAATCCTCAAGGCGCAGATGGACAAAGTCAAAGCGGCTTTACTTGTGTACTGCAAGGAACAGAGCATTGAGAGTGTGCGTACGGAAGAAGGTTTGTTCTACCGCACTGTCAAGGTCAACTATTGGACGAACGATTGGGAGTCCATGCGTAAATTTATTGTAGATCAGGGCGTGCCCGAACTTCTACATGAGCGTTTGCACCAAGGAAACATGAAACAGTTCCTTGAGGCCAATCCCGACTTGCTACCACCGGGTCTCAACGTGGATAGCGAATACACCATAACTGTACGGAGGAAATGATGACAGAACCGTTTGTGCCAATCGAAGCGTTGGCTAAACAATTCACAGTCTCAGTCTCGACTGTACGTGCTTGGTTGCGTCAGGGCTATATCCCTAAAGATACATACGTAAAGATAGGCAACACCTATCGTTTCAATGTGTCCCAAGTGGTAGCCGCCTTGTCTAGCACACCCAAGGACGACGTGAAGATGATTGAACCTGATGCCGGACTACCCGTCCAACTTGAACTTGATTTTGAAACAACTGATAAAGATATTTAACCGGAGAACGAAATGAGCGAATTAACAATTTTTGGTAAGCCTAACAACGCCGCCCTTGCACTGCTTGGCGGTATCGAAGACAACCTGACAAGCACCCTTGCAGGTAGCACAGGTAGCGGCAATCGTCGCATCTCCATTGAGGGCGGTGCGTTCCGCGAATTCATTGGCGGTAAAGAAGTTCGTGTCAGCGAAGAACGTGCAATGAACGTCGTGTTGGTCAATGCCGCACCCGTATCTCGTATGTTCTTTGAGGGCGTGTACCAAAAGGGCAAGATCACAAAGCCAACATGTTGGTCGTCTGATACCCAACGCCCCGACTCCGCTGTTCCACAAGATCAGCGCCAAGCGTCATTCTGCAAGGATTGCCCACAACACGTTAAGGGTTCTGCCGCAAGTGGTGAAGGCCGTGCATGCCGATTCCAACAACGTATTGCTGTGATGATCGAGAGCGAGTTGAACAAGCAAGAGGTCTATCAAATCAACCTGCCATCAACATCAGTGTTTGGTGATGCAGAAGGTAAGAAGATGCCACTGCAAGCCTATGGTCGCTACCTCAAGGCACACAACACACACGCCATCAGCATCGTGACCGAGATGCGTTTTGACATTGACAGCGCAACACCTAAGTTGATATTCAAGCCAGTGCGTGCATTGGAAGAAGAAGAGTTGCGCGTTGCATTAGAGATGCGTGACCACGCTGACACTATCAAGGCAATCACTTTGAACGTGTCTCAGATGGATGGTGTGATTCCCGCACCGAAGGCCATCGAAGCCGCCCCTGCCCCCAAGCCCAAAGCCGCCCCTGCCAAGGTCGAAGCCGAGGAAGTAGTGGAAGAGCCTATCAAGGTAACAAAGAAGGCCGCAACCCCTGCGGCTGAGAAGTCTGATATTGCTGACATCGTAGGTGATTGGGACGACTAAAAGATTCGGGGGGAAAGCCGTGCAACATGCTTGCGGACGAGCGGTTAGTACCCCCACCTTTCGGTTATCTCATTCACTTTAACTATCGGCGGATATGGAAACTAAAACATTTTTGGAGGCAGTGTTGGGAGACGCTGGGTTCTACTGTGTCTTTGCGGGTCGTTTATCAGACGAACGCAAGGTGCAGAAGTTCTACAGTTCTCTCGACGAAGTTATCCATGCCGCCCACAATTTGGACAACGAAGGTTATGACGCTTATTTTGCACTCGGTACGTTTGAAGAGGCGGGGTCTCGTAAAGTACCCAACGTAAAACAACTTAGGTCGTTCTTCTTAGATTTAGACTGTGGGCCGTCAAAGGACTACGAAACACAGGCAGACGCGTTATTAGCACTACGCACGTTCTGCAAAACAGTAAGACTACCGAAGCCAACACTCGTAAACTCAGGGCGTGGTATCCACGTGTACTGGCCACTGACTGAACCTGTTTCACGTGAAACATGGGTTCCTGTTGCGGAGCGGTTCAAAAGACTATGCCGTGAACACAATTTGTATGGTGACCCTGCGGTTACTGCTGATGCGGCTCGGGTGCTTAGAGTCCCCCTGACGCACAATCACAAAGACACCCCACCGAAAGATGTGGTGTTTGTCGGCTCCCCTGCTGACCCAATTCCATTTGAGTTGTTCTGCAACTTGATTGGAGACGACGAGGTGGCACCCCCACCCAATAAGTACACACCACGTGAACCGGACGCGATGATGCAGGCCCTGTCGGGTAGTTACGTCAGCCGGTTCAAAACCATTTTGATTAAGACTCAGGCGGGTAGCGGGTGTGCACAGATTGGCGAAGCGGTGATGAACCAAAACAACATCTCTGAACCACTGTGGCGAGCCGCATTATCTATTGCTAAGTTCTGTGTTGATGGTGGTAAAGCCATCCACAAGATTTCATGCAACCATGAGGAATACACTGCCGAGCGTACCGAAGCCAAGGTTGACCTGATCAAAGGCCCATACCTGTGCGAACGCTTTGATGAGTACCGCCCTAATGTCTGCACGAACTGTCAGCATTGGGGCAAGATCAAGTCGCCCATTTCGCTTGGGCGAGAAGTACAAGAGGCTGAGGAAGCGGATAACGTGGTGGTGCAAAAGCCGCTTGGTATCCACAACGCAACCCCTATCAAGTACAACATACCCAAGTACCCACACCCGTATTTTCGTGGGAAGAATGGTGGGGTGTTCAAGCACTCCAAGAACGCTGAAGGCGAAGACAAAGACGTCATGGTTTATTTCAATGACTTGTACGTCGTGCGTCGCCTGAAAGACCCCGAGTTGGGGGAAGCGTTGGTGATGAGACTGCACCTGCCAAGGGACGGGGTGCGTGAGTTCACGTTACCTCTGACTGCGGTGGGCACGAAAGATGAGTTCAGAAAATACTTAGCCGCGCATGGCGTTGCCGTCTTGAACGTAGGCGAGTTGATGGAGTACACAATGAGATGGGTAAATGAGTTACAGTTTACGGCTGAGGCTGACGAAGCCCGTAGACAGTTTGGTTGGACAGATGACAAGGGCACGTCCTTTTGCCTTGGCAATATGGAAGTGTTCAAAGATCGCGTGGAGATCAATTCGCCCTCAAGTGCAACTGCGGGTCTATTCCCTGCCTTCAACCCAAAAGGTTCGTTGGAAGAGTGGAAGAAAACCATGTCGTTCTATAACAGGGCGGGAATGGAGATGCACCAGTTTGTTGTTGGTATGTCATTCGGTGCGGTGTTGATGGAGTTTCAACCAATCAATGCGGCGGCGTTTCACATATTCAGCAAGGGCTCCGGCCTTGGCAAGACAACAGCAATGTTGGCAGGTGCCTCGATATGGGGTGACCCTGATCTGCTCATGCTTCAAGAGCGGGATACGTTTAACTCAAAGATGAATCGCGCTGAGGTCTACAAAAACCTGTGCGTGTACATGGATGAGATGACCAACACCGCACCGAAAGACCTGTCTGATTTTGCCTATCAACTTCCTAGTGGTATGCAACGTAACCGCATGGGGCCCAAGGGCAACGTTGAGCGCGTACGTGGTAAGCCATGGAAAACTTTGTTTGGTACCACAGGTAATACCAGCATCATTGAGCGCGTCGCACTATACAAGGCTCTGCCACAAGCGGAAGCCCAACGGGTATTGGAATACAAAGCCGTACCGGTCAACTTCGAAACCAAAGAAGAGACAGACAAGTTCAGTGCCGCGCTCAAGGAACACTACGGGTTAGCGGCTGTGCCGTACCTCCAGTACGTCATGGGCAATCTGGAGCCAGTGAAAGAACTTGCCCTGACAACTCAACGCAAAATTGACGTAGCGGCTGGCCTCAAAGCCGATAACCGCTTTTGGTCTGTCTTAGCATCGCGCTCAATCACGGGTTTGATGTTGGCTAAGAAGTTGGGACTGATTGACTGGCAGATTTCACGAATCGTGCAATGGATTATCAAGGTCATGCAAGACGCACGTACCGACATGGCCGAGATGGGTGTTGATGTTGAAAGCATCCTGACAGACTTCTTGGCTGACCACTACAACGGCATCCTGCGTATCAAGAGTACGGATGATGCACGTAAACAAGCAACAGGGTTAGATCATCTGATTCATCCCGAGGCTGTGCCACGAATGAACTTTGTGGCGCGTTACGAGTACGACATTAAAAGGTTGTACCTTCTGCCCAAGCCACTCAAAGAGTGGTGCGGTAAACAACAGATCAACTATGGTGGATTTGTTGATGGCCTAAAAACAGGACGCACAAAAGCAAAGAAGGAAAAGGTTCGTTTGGGTAAAGGCACCCATTCCAACTGGCCACCCGTCGATGCGATTACTGTGGACTGCTCATCATTTATGGACGATGAAACTGAGCAAAGTATGGCGACAACCGCCGCGCTCCTCCAAAAACAGGCTACACCTTGACGATCTCGCACCCGATGGGGTGCGGTTTGTCCTCGATTGGGATAACTTCCCGATCGGTGGGTCTGTATTTATACCATGTATAAATACTTTGGAATGTGTCCGGCAGGTCTACGATATTACCCAAAGACGTTATTGGGTGGTGGAATACCGCCCCCGCATAGAAGATGGCAGGTGGGGGGTTCGCATTTGGAGACGACTGTGATACTATCCCGACCGAGCAGGTTGCCTGTCTCCTTCGTTCTCCCTTACCGGAGTTTATCCCCCGCCCTAATAAGCGGGGGATTTTTTATTCCTCATCTTCGTCGTCGTACTCGCGGACGTTACGCATCAACTCGGGTCGCAGTGACTTGTTAATCGTAATGCCGTGATACATTTCCGCCGATGTCTTCATGTGCTGTGCCATGGAGTTGTCGATAGTGTTAGGCGTAATTGCCGCAGTCGGGTGCTTTTTATTGAAGTCAAGCATCTTCTTCAATACTTCGGAGCGTTCTTGCGCGTCGCCATTGCGGGTGGCAATGTAGAAGTTACGCAGTAACTTGGTGCGATCTTCCATTGTTTTACGCTCAATGTTCTTCAGTGAACTGTTGATCTCCAACTGACGGGTGTATTCGGCAGGTGCAAATCCAAAGAACTGAGCAAACGTATTCCATGGGCCAAGTTCACCAGTGATGGGGTCACCACGCAGGGTGTTTGCGCCCTCGGTTCCGAAGCGCATGGCCTTCAACATGTTGCCCATTGCTGAAGGGAGCATCTGCTCAATACCGCGTTGAGTGTAGCCCTCGTTGATCAACTTCAGACCGCGTTCCATTCGACTTGCAACACCGAGCACAGGGCCACCGGCTTGTTCCATCAGACTGAGCATGACGCTGTCGCTTGGACGGGTTGTGGTATCGCGGAACAGCAGGTCACTCAAGCCCACACGATTGGCAATCTCTACACCAAACACGGCATTACCAAGACCACTGTAGTACAACTCGCCCATCCACTTACGTGCGGCTGTGTCCATGTCGTCGTCATCATCACCCTTAAAGATGTTGTAGATCATGGCGGCAACACCAAACATTGGCACACCGGATGCACCGGCAATCAGAGCGGCAGATGCGTAGATACCGGCAATCTGCTTCATGGCGGCTTTGCGTACTTCGGGGTCTTGGTCTTTCAACGCATCCCGTGCAGTCTTGAACAGCATGTAGTACATGGACACGCCATAGCGCTTGTACATGAAAAGAACTTTACCCAAAGGCCCTTGAGCAATACGCGGCGCAGCGGCGGCGGCTGTTCCACCATTGGTAAGTTCTGTTACGTACACCGCATAGTCAGCGGCTTCTTGCTCGGCCTTGGCATCAAGGGTACGACCCTTCTTGCGCATCTGATTGAGTTCCAACTCGTAAGCCGCGATCAGTGCAACTTGTCGGTTCATACGTTCGCCATGATGGAAAACGAAACCGGAAGCGGCATTGACCTTGGTCAGCAGGTTGTTCTCTTCGCCTACGTCAAGGATGTCGTAAATCTGTGAGCGGTTCAACTGACCACGGGCACCGGCCACCTTGACCAAAGTCTCAAGGTGCTTCAACTCAGGGTGCTTGGAGAAGTCATAGTTGTCCATGGATGGGAAAGCCTTGACCTTCACCATCTTCTCGCCCTTGTCGGTTGGCACCAACATCTCTACTTCGCGGTCGAATCCACTGTTAGAAAAAATGCGTGCGGCCCGGCCCAGTGCAACTGACGTAACACCGTATCCGTACTTACCACCTAAGTAGGGCATCACAACCAGCGGGACTTGCGCTAAGTTGACGATGGCTGATGACACGTTGAAACCAAGCGTCATGTTGAAGCCGAACGATGTGGCTAACTTAGACCACTGCGGTACGTTGGGGCTGATGGCGTAGTCAATACGTGCATCCAATTCGTCCATGTATTGCACGGCTTGTTCGTCGTTGCCTTGGCTACGGACGTAGTCTTTAATCTCAGCGCGAAGTTTCTCAAACTTCTGACCATACTCCATGTTAGAGAGTTGGCGAGACAGGCTAAACGTCTTTGTGCGCAATGCACCGATGGCATCGTGTTGGAAACCAAGCGTGCCTTTGCGTCGACGGAACGACTGAGCAAACGATGTTTCAGGCAGAGTGTTCAGGAACAAACGCATCACTTCCTCAGTGACATTAGCGTCCACCTTGTTGGCTTCCAGCGTACGTAACACACCATTCACAAACGATGTAGCAGGTGCCTTGCGATAGTTGATCTGGTTTGCGTTGGCAAACTTCTGAATATCGTCAGCCTTGGCTTTTGGGTCAGCCCTGAGTTCTTTGATTGCCTGATCGCGGGCGTACGATGTTTCGTACGCTTCAACGTAAAACTCTTTATTGCCGTAGCGGGGGTCAACCGCGCTGTACGACAGCCAGTACTTGCCGGAACGAGTCAATGGGAAGTAAGGTTCTATACTGCCGCTTGCAAACAGGCGTTGGTATACCTCGGCCTTGACCTTGTTGGCGGTGCCTTTGTCGTCAATAGCGGAATCGATACGTGCATCAAGCACGTCCTTAACTTGATCGTACATCTTCTTGTACGTGTCGCGCATCTGGTTGTAGACAGATTGGCCGCTCTCGCCAAGGCTACGCCAGTCAGATTGCATTGCATCCCAAGCCTTTAGTTTATCCGCATTTTGGGCTGGGTTCTTGGCGTATTCAGAACGTGGCTTAGAGGGGTCGACCTGTTCAGTCGTACTTGTATAGATGACGTTGTTCAGAGCGTCTACCTTATCGGAGTTGGTCTTTGCCCACTTCTCAACGCGCTCAATGATTGGCTCGATGGCTTGGCTACGGGCGTTCTCTGCGCCGGAGCGTTCGCCCACAAGTACGTCCAACTTACCCGCCATAGGGATGTATTTCTTTGCAACGTCCACCAACGCGTTCAATGGCAGGGCACTACGTACAATGTTCTTAACTGCGTTGGGCGCACTTCCTGTAAAGAATTCGTGGGTGCGACCTTTCCACTCCTCGTTGATGTACGGCAGGTTGTGGTAGCGTTCGCTCAATCCGTCAAGGACTTTTGCACCTTTACCTTGCATAGCGGCGGCGTATAACATGTCACCACTACGGGATTCGGGAGCGGGGGAAAGAATCTCGTTAATCATCGCATCGGTAGCGTCGAGTGCGGAACTTGGGCTCTTCGTATCCATACCCATCAAGCGACGCATGAAGTTTCCGACTGCTGTCTTGAAGCGTTGCCATGCAGAAATAGGCTCGCCTTTGGGATTGATGGCAGATAACTTAGATTGAAACTCAGGATTACTGAACGCTTCAGCCACAAATTCTTCTAACGATTGCGCACCATACGCTGTATCCAGCGAGCCTTTGACGTTGTTATACAACTCTGTAAGTTGTTTAGTCAAAGGATGTGACTTGTTATCTAAAACATGTGACGTGGCAGCATGCGTTACTTCGTGAAGTAAAGTGTGGATGTCAAGCGTTTCACCGGCGTTGATGCTGATCGTGTCTGTCTTGGGGTCGTAGCGACCGGCAACGGGCTGGCCGGAGGCGTTCTTTAAGTTCTTTACAAACTTAATCTTTGTGGTACCAATAACTTCTGACAGACGTTGTGCGGCAGTAGATGCGCGGCCAAGGTTTAGATTCGAGATCATGCGAAGCGCACCGAGCAAGTTGCCCGATTTAGCCATAGCGACGATAGCAGGGTGCAAGGGGCGGGTCAACGCAACGGCATCTTTGAGCAAGTCAAGTTCACCATCCATCTGCTCTTCTATTGCACGGGTCATGGCTTGCTGTGCATTGAGTTCTGCCAAACGTGCGGAAGTCTTTACCTCACTTGTTATGAAGTAGTACTGTAAGCGGTCGATCAGGGCCTTACGATCGGCATCATTCAGGGAATTAAAGTATGCCTCAGCATGCTTACCGCCCATCCCGGGAACGTGATCTCCTTCTTTGCCAAACTTTGGATCGACAATTTGACCCGCCATCAGTTGGCTGTTGATCTCGTTGAGAACCTTTGTTGCGTTCTTTTGCGGGTACATTGCGTTGTACATATCCGCTGCAAGGAAGTCGATGGCCTTGGCTTTGTCTTCCGAGGCTAGTGCGTCATACATGGCAGAGTCTTTAACCACGCCTTTGATCTCAGGCTTTCCTTCGGGTTTACCCTCGGGTTTAGTTTCAGCTTTGGGCGTTGCCTTGGGCGTGGTTGTAGCCTTGGGCGTGGTTGTAGCCTTGGGCGCGGTTGTAGCCTTGGGCTTAGACGTTGTCGTAGTCTCAGGTTTAGTTTCAAATTTGGTCGTAGTCTCGGGTTTACCTTCAGGTTTACCTTCAGGCTTTGACTCAACCTTAGCCTCGGCCTTTTTTAGTGGAGGTTCTCCCACAGTTTTTCTGTCTCCAGAGACTCCAGCAGGTCGCTCACCGCTTGCCACTCCAGTGCTTGTAGGTGCTTTAGTTCCTGCGGTATCACTAGCGGGTCGAACAGGCTTCTTCGGTTGTTCGCTCGGTTTACTACCTGCATCGCTAGTTCCAGTTGCTTTACCGGCATCTGCATTAGGGG